CACCATCTAATTTCCAACCTGCCGTTAATTTAACGTCTTTAATCGCATTAACTTCATCTTGGATAGTTCTATACTCAGGAATGTTATTCTTGCAAATCCATTTATCAAAGCGATGCACATACATCTGAGCCATTCCATTGTATTTATTTGCTAAAAATTGAGCTTCTTGTTTATCGACTATCTCAACATTTTCCCCCGTGTGTTTATAAAGACCGCCATTATCTAAAATGTAAGATGCAATTTCAATATATTGCCCTACGGAATAATGTTTAGTAATTGGCTTAATGAATTTATCGAACATTTCAAGGTATAAACCCGTTAATGTTTCATCTTCTAAATCAGTTATTATTTTCTCGTATAACTCCGTGCCTAATAACGGTTCGATTGTAGTCACTTGCACGTTAGCAATGCAAAAAGTATATTTGTCAATATCAACATTCCCACTTAAAATGGTTGTGTTGCTTAACTCTTGCGGTGATATGAATAAAATTTCTGCCATAACTTATTTAATTAATGCACCCCTATTAGGCATATTTATTGGTTCTACTCCTGCCAACCCCTTTGCCGGTTGCTTTTTACTTTTATCAATAGCTATTGGAGATTTTACATCTACTTTAACATTCTCATTTTTACGTTTGTACGTTAATTTTTCCCAAAAGTGATAACCATTAACACCGCCTTTATATTTGAAGATATCGTATGTACTTGCTCCTTCTGGACCAAATCCCGCATTTACCGGAATCTCACGCATTGCCTCAATATCTTCTATTCTATAAATCTTTTTTGCCCTTACCATTTTATTGCAAAAATTCCTTTGCCCCGAATCCCTACCCGCATATCTGTATCTTGTAATCGTATCAAACAAATCAAATCTTGACTTATTTAATGGTGTTGCCGTTCCAGTACTTGCTAATTCTAAACCGTGTTCCGCATAGTCAACGGGTTTACATTCTATTAATTCCCAATTATCTAAATCCTCATCCTCACCTAAATCAATGAATAAATCTAAATCAGTCTTTTTTTTTTCGTCGCTAAAACAAACGTGTTCACTCATTTGAGTAGGTGCAACTACATCCGTTAACGGTTTGAAATATAAATCTAAATTAATTCCGTAAGCAATTAAAACCTCCTTTAAACAATCAATAATAAAGTTTTGTTTCGGTGCAATTACCCTTTTAATTAATTGAGCTTCTGCCGTATCTAATTCATCGGCATTATTGCCAAATCCCGTAGCATCTTTAATACCGAACAACATCGGAGAAACAACTCGGTGCGATGTCATGATCTGTTGTCTACTTTCAGAAGTCAAATACTCCCATTGTTTGTGAGCATCATTAACCTGCAAAGGTGTAACTGTAATCTCTGCATCCCTACCGTTAAACGATAGTACAAATTTACCCGCATTAGATGAACCCGTTAATTTATTTTTTATCTTAAATTCAAGTTCGTCTTTTTCTTCTGCCGTTAAACTATTGCCATCAGGAATGTTTATAATATATCCAAATGATAACCCGTTTTTTATATGGTTAATGTAGTAGTTGGATATTTCTTCTTCCATCTCGCAATAAGGAAGTCCCGCAAAATAATCAGGAGATGCAAAATAAGTTTGCCCCGCTGAATAAGGTAACATTTTGTAAATCTCAATTTCATCATTTGAATAACCAAACGACGCATATTCCTCAGGTGGAAATTTATTTTGTTTATTCCAATCACGACAATACCAATAGTTTTCGATTTCTTCATCGTCATTCTCCATCGCTGGTGCAGTACGTTCTACTGGTAAATGATAAATAGCTCCTAAGTCTTTTCTATTTTTACTTTTAACAACTTGAAACGTAGCTTCATTTTGCAGTACAAAATCATCAATTATTTTTCTAAGTTCTTTAGTTTTTAAGATAGTCTTGAATCGTAACCAATCGGCAGTATTTGTACTTGCGTTTCTTGCTCTCAATCCTTGACCGTAAACTAAATCAGAATAACTGCGTAAAATAGCGGAATTAGTAGGACTGCCATTTTTTCTATCAATCACATAATAATAGAAACTATTATTTCTACCATTTAAAACAAAACCCTTAGACTTGTTTTCTTCTAATTTAGGACGTATATAATTGTTAAGTTGTATTAACCGAATATCGCTATGTTTAACTGTTTCACTCATAAACGTATAAATTATTTGTTTGCTTGTAATCTTGTGGAATTTGACTTGTTGAAATTAATTTGCCACGAAAAACAACACCGTTTTCATCTGTTATTTTGATTTGATATTTTGCTTGTTCTGTAAATGTATAAGTAAAACTTACAGTCATTATTCCATCGTTAATAATGAATAGTTGATTAACTATTTCACTCAGTTGAGTAACCTCGTTGTATAAGGTTAGCACTATTTCGCTTGGATAATATCTTGGAATAATATCGAACGTGTGATTTGCATCTTCAGGGTTAACTACTATCATACTCTTAATACTAAAAAAAGACGTTTTTGTTACAATTTAATTATATTTGTAATCTAAACAAAATAAATATGCAAAATTTACCCGTTAAAGAAATATTAATACAATCGGTTATTTCCTCTTTTGATAACGCATCATTCTTAGATAAAAACAATATCCTTTGGAAAATTGTTAACGATAAATACATAGGAAAAAGGAGTGTTTGGTGTTATGATTATACGGCTTGTTGGATTGAAGATACTAAACTTGAAAACATCAAATCTTATTGGTGCGGTAAAGATGCGGATTATAATGAAATTTTTACTAAATAAAAAACCCTAACAATTAAGTCAGGGTTTAATACTAAACAAAATATGAAATTAATCCACTAAAGCCAAAAATGCTGCAACGGTTGCCGTATCTAATTTCGGACTCAAAGAACCCGTTGTAGATGTACCCGTTAAAGTGTATCCGTTTAATTCTGTTTTTGCTCCTCCCGTAGATTGAGCCACTACAAAATCAATTCCATCATCAATACCAATCGCATGGTAAATTCCGTTTCTATCTCTTACAACTGCCATAGGATAACCGTAAGCCAATAAGTTCATTTGTGCAGAACTTGTAGCATCAATCTTTTTAAGTACCGTTGTAATCACTTGCGTGTTAACTGTCGTACCCGTATTTCTGTCAGGTGTTAATGTTTCAACTACATTATTACCATCCCCTTCTAATTCATATTCAAATACCTCAGTTAATAACGGATTGATTGCCGTAACAATTCCGTTAGCATAGGTAAAAGGATTCTGAACTAAGTTGAATAAGTATAACGAACCTAAACCGCCTAAATTTTGTTTACATGCCCGTAAACGTCCTGCCGTAATATCACAAGCCATAATTATAATTTTTTAAAATAAAGGCGGTAACTAAACCGCCTTTGTTACTTGTTATGCAATCGGTCTTGCCCAAACGATGTCCTCTGAATTGTAGTAATTCACACCACCAGAGTAAACCATTTTACCTCTGATTTGTCCAGTCAATAAACCTACTTCATCTTCATCAACTAAAGAGATTTGATTAAAGTCAGCTTCTAAACCAGTCCCTAAGATTAAGTTTTTAGGTTCAGCAATTACAATTGTGTTAGCAGGTAAACCGTTGTTTTCAACTAACAAATATTTACCAAAACGTACTGTTTTTTCATCGCCACCTAAACCATTAACAATACCTTTAGAAACAAGGTAAAACCAATATGCTTGGAATACGTCAGGAGATACAGATACTCTTACGTCTTTACGTCTTAAAGCAATAGGAATACCAGCTAAAGCCAATTTCAATTGTGCCTCTACGTTTGCCTCAGTAACCGCATCGATGTCAATATCGATAACCGCAGCATCAGCTAAAAACAATTTCAAGAAACCATCCCACTCGTCTGTATTTGTTGCGTCACCTTGCCAAATTTTGTAATCAATATCCTCAGCAGTTTGTCCTAACATTTCAACTTGGATAGCTTCCATGATATCAGCAGGTGCGTTTGGATTTGAAGCACTTGCTCCCATTGTTTCTTGTGACCAAGTAGCTCTAAAATCTTCCTTACATACTTGGAAGTCATTTTTTAGTTTTACCGGCTCTAAAACTCTTTCACTAAGAGTAATTGTACCTTGTGGATCAAAGCCACAAGAGTAAGCAGTTGTTCCATCCGTGTAACGTACACGTCTAAGGTTTAATTTATACCCTACGTTTGGAGCTAAGGTTACTAAACCTAATCTAAGCGTATCCGCTTCTTTGAAAGTTTTTCCGATTATTGCTCCCGCCTCTTTCCCTGCGTAATTTGAGCTTACATTTGTTACTGTTGCCATTATTTATTTATTTGTTTTTTGTTGTTAAACTGCCGTGAATGTTATTGAACCAGCTAAAGCTCCAACTCCTTCAACGTAGAAGTTAGTTCCATCTGAAACAATGTTGATATAATCTCCGATGCTTTCAGCACTTGCTACGAATGAAATTGTGTTTTCATTTGATGCAGGTACGAAAACTGAATTAACTATTGCCCCACCTTGAATAACAGATGTAGGTGCTACGATTGTAAAATTAGTAGTTGCGAAAACTGCTCCTACTAAAAACTTCGCTTTAAAACCATCAACCGCAACACTCGGAAGGGTTATTGCTTTTCCCGTTGTTGCTGAAAGTGTAAATACATTTCCACTATCACTCGCCGTTAAAGTTTTTGCAACTGCAAGAGTGTTTGTTCTTGCTGCTAATTCTTCAACTCCGTAAATTGTTGTTCCTCTTGTGCTCATTAGTTTACGTTTCTAATTGTGTTTAAAATTCTTTCTTTTTTCGTCATGTTAGAAAAATCAACTTTTACCTCAGGTTGTTTAATACCTTTTGAAGCAGGTTGCTTTCCGATTTCCTCAATTTGTGATTTTAATTGAGTGATTTCTTTTTCTTGATCAGCGTATTTAATCAAAATTGATTTAATAGCACTTTCGATTTCACTTGCAATTTTCTCATCTTGTGTAACTTTGCCTTCGCTTTGTGGTTCTGCCATTTCAGATGGAGCTTCTTCTTCCACTACTTCTGTCATTGGTTCAACGATTGAATCAATAACACCATCTTCTTTAACGACTAAAGTCATTCCATCTTCCAAAAGATACTCTCCCATAGGGACTGCAACTTCCATTTCATCCTCAGCCATAACCCACACACGACCGCCAACTGTCATCATATCGCCATCGTACATGATTTCAAGTTTTTCATCTTGTGTTTTAATCGAACCTAATTGGATTTTTTTATCTAATCCTAAAGCGGTTTTGATTTGGTTTGGTAAGTCTTTTAATAGTTCTATTAAACTATTTTCTTCTTGTTTTGCCATGTTTATAATTGATTTTAAATTTACTTCTTCTAACGATAATAAAGCATCAACGGAAAATCCTTGAACTTTACCCGTTTTTACATAATTATTCCAAACTTCGTCGCTATCTACTTTCATAGTTGCCACCCAACTCCCTTTTGGGTAACTGAATCCAAAGTTTGTTGATTTGTCAATTTTAGGATTTTCAACAATCCAACTTTCAACAAATGTAACCCCCTCAATTTTTTTATCTACATTGTGTTCAATCGTAGAATTGCCCTGATAACCTTTTTTGAAAAAAGAGTGTGAAAGTTCTTCTATTGTTTTTTCATCAAAAACGATATTAAACTCCTCTCCGTTTTGATTTCTGTAAATTGGTTTATTAGGTTCTAAAACTAAACCCATCAAAATACGTTTTTCAGCATCAACCTCTTTTAGTTGAATCGGCTCATCTTTTGACAATGCAATAAATAACCCTTCCATTGCTGGGTTTTCAACTAACGAAATTGCGTAAACACCTCCGTTAACTTTTGGGTTAAATTTTGCTAAATATGTTTTCATATCTTTAATACTAAAAAATTAACTTCTTGTTACAAATCTGTAATTATACACTTGCACTCTCGACAATATTTCTGTCCATTTCTTGTTGACTTGTTACATTCGATGCTACTACATAAGCTTGTAACGGTCTTGTTTGACTTGCTAATCCTTGTGCTATTTGATTGCTTCCCGTTCCTTGTACTAAATTGAATGAAGGAGGAGCAGCACCACCACCGCCACCACTTGAACTTGCAGAAGCACTACTTGCTCCACTTGCTCCACTTGCATCAGTTGACATAATTTTCTTGATTTGTAGTAAAGAAAACGCACCCGCTAAACCTGCCTGAATAAATGGGTAAGCAGGAAACACGGATGTAATAGGTGAAGCATTTGCGGTTGTAAATGCGTTTTGCACCCCTTGAACACCTGATATTGTAGCTTGTGCAACTGCAACCGCTTTTCCTATCTTGCTACCTTTACCCGCTATTTCACTAATCAAATCTAAGGTTCTATCCGCAATGGCTATTTTTGCATCTTTAACCATTTCATCAATTTGAACTTGCTTTTCGGCATCGGTTTGCTCTTTTGCTAAACGAACACCAGCATAATAATCTCTTATGGATTTTTTTTGTTCTTCGGTTGCTCCTAATTTTTCTAACTCAAGTATTTTTTTCTCTTCCTCTTTTGCTAATTTTTCTTCTTCTAAATCAGCTTTTTGCTCATCAGTAACTGCTTGTAATTCTTTTAGCTTATCATCATATTCTAAGTTTATAGCATCGATTGCTAAATTGTTATTCTTAGTAAGCTCTTGCTCTTTTAATTTATAAAACTCTTTTAGTTTTAATTTATCCGATTCACTTGCATTTAAAGCATTAAGTTCATCCTCAGCTCTTTTTTTATCTAACTCTAATTTTTGTAAATCAGTTGTAGCATTAAAATCTTCAATTTGTTTTGCGTAATTTTCATTTATTTTTTTAATATTATCAAGCCGTGTTTTCTCATCAGCTTTTGCTTTTTCATCGGCAGCTTTTTTATCATCTCTTGCTTTTTGATTTGCTGCATCTCTTGCCTCTTTTATTTTATTTTGTCTTTCTGTTTCAGCTTCTATTTCTGCAACTTTGCTATCTTCTTGAAGTTTTGTAATTTCTTTTTGTCGGTCATTCCATTTTTTAATATCTTCCTCAGTAGAATCCCCGCTTTTTATTCTTGCTCTTTCAGCTTCATTTAATGCATAAAGAGTTTTTAAAATTGCTTGTCGTTTGGCTTCTTCTAATTCAACGGTTGATTTCCCCGCTGCCTTCGCAAGTCTTATTTCACTATCGTATTTATCCGTTAGTTTATTTTTTTCACTCTCTAATCCTTTTATCCTTAGTTCTGTATTCTTTTTGGCTTTAGCAGTAACATCATCATCAATCAATCCCATTTCTTCTAATCCAGCAACAATAAGACGAATAGCACCTATGAACGGAAATATAACTGATATTAAAAGTTTAATACCATCGCCCATACCCTTAAACTTATCAACTGCCATTTGAACATATTTCTGAACCTTGTCAAAATTAGCAATTAGCAATCCTACCCCAACAATTAAAGCACCTATCCCCGTAGATATTAAAGCGACACGAAATGCTTTTAAAGCACCCGTACTCGTTCCCATTACAAAAGTTTGTATTTTCTGAAATGCCGTTTGTACCTTAGTGGATTTCGTGAACAAGTCCATAGATTCAACCGCATCTTTTACAGTCATAGCTAAACCGCCCGTTAACTCATTTAAGATACCCATTGCTCCCCCGTTGTCTAAAACAGACTTACCGGAAGAAGCCATTGATGAACTCAAAGACTTATTTTGAGCTTCTAAATCGTCTAAGGAATTTTCAAGTCTTACAACTTTTGCGTTAACCTCATCTAATCCTTGCTCCTGAACTTTTATATTTACAACTTTTTCAATAGCCATCTTTTTATTTTTTGAAATTCGTTACCAAGTTCATTTTTGCCCTTTGCAATTTCCGTATATTCTCCTGCACCTTTAAAGTGATTCGCTTGTGCTAATTTTATTATTTCGCTTATCATTGCCCTTTATGTGTTCGTGTTACTGCGATGTATTTATTTTTGATGCTACACGCTACATCCGGAGCAATTACAATATCGCCACCATTGGCTAAGAAAGTAGCTGCAACGGGTAACACCCAACTGACTGAAAACTCGTCATCGTTTCCACTTCCTTTTATAAGTTGATGTGTAAAACTTCTATAATTACCACCGCCCGGAATGAATAACGAAATGGTTGCGTAATGGTCACTTCCTGATGGTGTTATAAACGTACACGAAAAATCAACCGTAATAACATCATTCAATGTTAGTGGTGTTACTCTTGAATTTGCATCTAACAAAACAAGTCCGTTGTTGCTTTCAGCCGTTCCCGTTATTGTTATTAGATTATTTGTCGCTGCCCCTAAAGCAACTGTACTCGCATTGAATCGAGAAATCCACCCCGTAAAAGAATAAACCTCATCGAAGTTATCGTTAATCATATCGCCACCCACACGCAATACCGTGCCAGTTCCATCGCCACCTGTTGTTCCTAAATTGATTGTCTGTTTAGCCATTATCCCAAGTTATTAATATATTATCAAAAGTTAAATCTGCATTGTCAAAAGTTACTACTCCAAAATTCTGCACAACGATTAGTGTTATTATTTTTGTGCCGTTGTCTATTTCTATTGTTACGCTTCTATCAAATCCCGTTGTATTAATTTCTAATTCAAAAGTTATTAATCTGTCATCAGTAGTGTAACTAATCCACCCCGTGCCAAATCCCTCATCATTAATAGTTACCGTAAATGAATCGTTACCTTTAACATAAGCGGTTTGCGTCGTTTGTCTTGCGTCTGAAAATATTATCGTTTGCCCTGCTGAAAATGGATTAATAGTATTATCAAAGCTATTAATCAAATTTAAAGTTCCTTCCGTTGTTAAAAGATTCAGAGTAAAATTATCGATGCGATAATAATTTTCTTTTATTTTTAAAACATCATTCAAACTCAAACTTGTTAAAATATTCAAAGGAAGAAAAGACTTGAATTTGAAGTTACGTCTTTTGATGTTAAACAAACTTTCAATATAATCTTTATAATAGTTAGTGTAAAGATTGTTACTAATTAATGAACCATCCCACTCGTTGAACTCCTCTGAAAAAGTTGTAGAAAATTGCGGTTGAAAAAAGTTTAATGTATGGGAAGCGGTGTTTACGTTTCCTGATAAAGTTTGAATAGAACCTAAAGTATTAATTATTCTTAAATTCTTACCGGCTAACATCGTTACTACATTATTATAAAAAACGTGCGGTTTAGGGTTAACGGGTTTTAATTCTCTATCTGTTGAAAGTCCGTACATTATATTTGTTAAAATTCCAGTATTTGAATCGGTTAACCTTTCATAAACTATTTGTTCAAATGGTAATTTAACCTCAAATTTTTGCCCATCTAATAACTTCCCGTTTTCATCTGCTAATTTAGTAACCTCATCTCCGTAGGCAATTCCCGTGTTAAGTTTAAATTGCATATTTAACAAAGTAGTAGGTGGTTCAAAATTAAAATTAATTTCGTTTAAAATATCTCCCCTATTCACATCATAACTTTCAAAATCTACAAATGAAGTTATGTCTATAAGTCTGCCTTGCGAATAATAATCTACTAAAGTGTTAACGTAAATATCAGTACTATTCTTTTGAATAACCACTAATTTAAACATTTGAAATAACGCCCTCATAAAATCAATTATTTTTATTTTAGGCATATTTTGAGATGGTTTGAAAGTATAAAGTATTGTATTTACACTTGCCGTAGCTGATGCACTTGTAACAGTTGTACTTGTAGCTCCTGGTGCTCGATAAAATCTTTGCATAATTAATTGACTCGTATAACTGAATGTATCGTTAGTTGATACAAAGAATTGATACGAAAAAGCACCGGGAACAACCCATGCGTTACCGCTTTGAAAAGCTCCGCTTTCAACCTCAAATTCATTAATAACTATTCCATCATCTTCAACTACTATTTTATAAGGTACATCTTCAAATCCCGAAGCTGGTGTTATTGCTATTTGCCATCTAAACTGTTGATTTGATGGAGAAGTAGGGTTGTTATTAACAACATTTACCCAAGTGTCAGTTCCTAAATTAAAACCGAATCCACCCCCTGAATTAAAATTAATTAACTGTTTAGATTGATGCGCACCTATTATACTATTATTCAACCACATATAAAGT